AATGCTGATTTCCCTTTCGTCCCTGGAAAGGTGATCTAGATCGGACAGCGGATTGCATTCCGTGACCCGGCAACAGATAACATAGAGGTTTTTGAAATCCGGAATGTGGTAAATGCAGAATCGGATCATTATCAGCAGATTACCGCTGAACATATCGTCATTTCGGAACTGTCAGACGAACATATTGACAAAACGGAAATCACGGATAAAACGGCGGCGCAAGCTCTTGCAACCGTTCTGACCGGGACATTATGGAGCGCAGGGACGAATACCGCCAGCGGGACGCAATCGGCAGATATCAGCCGTGGAAGCGTATGGAACGCCATTAGTACGATCCAACAAAATTGGAACGTGTATATTATTCCCCGGGTTGTCATATCGTCTGCCGGGGCGATTACAGGCCGTTATCTGGATGTTATGCCGGCACATGGAACCTTCCGGGGGGTTCGGCTTTCTGTCCGAAAGAACCTTCTTGACCCGATTGTAACCTACGATGATACGGAAGTTCTGACCGCCCTTTATGGGTATGGCGGGAATATAGATGTTGAGGTAGAAGGGCAGGATGACACTACAGAAGAACTGACATTCAAAGATATTGTCTGGTCTGCTACAAGCGAACATCCTTCCAAACCGTCCGGGCAGACATACCTTGAATGGCCCGAAAAAACGGCGATCTATGGCAGGAATGGCAGGCCACGATTCGGGTATTATCAGAATGGGAATATCAAAGATGCTTCCATCCTGCTTCAGAAAACGTGGGAAGTCCTAAAGAAAACCGCAGACCCGAAAATCAGCATATCCGGAACCTTGGCTGATTTATATCGCCTTGGTTATAAGGATCAGCCTGTATGCCTTCATGATATCGCCATCGTAGAAATTGAGGAAACCGGGGAAGTATTCCAGAAAGAAATCATCATGAATGATGTTGATTTGGTTGATCCTACTGGAAGCCGCCCCGAAATTGGAGATTATATCCCGAATATCATCTATATTAACCGGGATACGGAAGAAAAGGCCAGCGGCGGCGGTGGCGGTGGCGGCGGTGGACGTGGACAAACCAACGAAGAAAAAGAGGAAGTCGATACCTGGACTGCTTTTGAAAAGACGGATCAGCGGATCGGAATGGTTGTCGGAACACGGAACGGCGGCTATTATATCCGGGCTGGTCAGATTGCCCTTGAGATAAACAAAACCGGTGAAGCCGGAAGTTATGAAAGTGCAGCAAATATTGATGCGGATCATATTAATATTTCCGCATCAGAGACCGTCCATACATTAGCCGGATCAATCGTCTATGATACGGACGGGAAATTGAAAATCATTGATGCTGGCGGTTTATACGTCCAGCGGACAGAGGGCGGAACAACAGTTACCGTTGGCGTGTGGGATGAAGGAACCCTGACCGGCGGCGTAATGGTGCAAAAGATCAACGGGCAAAGCGGCGTTAAAATTTCCGGAGACGTTATTGATATTAACGGTTCGAATATTGTTATCAATGCGGATCGTGTTGATTTGTCCGCTTATGTGACGATCACGGAACTTGATGCTACCGAAGCGAAGATTGATAACCTTATGGCAGGCATAACAACTGCCTCATCACTTAAAACCAATTTGCTTTCTGCAAGCACGGGTTTTAACTATCAAGGGACAGGCGTTTCATGGAGAAGCACGAAAGTTGTTACAGGCATCACTTATACGCCAACAAAAATTAGCACGACAGCAAGCGTTACTGTTGACGGCACAAGTGGAAGGTTGATTAACTCTTGGACAGAAGGCAGTTGCACGCCCGGCTTTGCGACACTACATTATCTTGGCGGCGCGCCAACGTGATCTCGATAGGAGGAATATGGACGTGAAAAAAGGACGCAGGATTAGGCTAAATGATGGCACGGTGTACGAGGATAGTAACTGCGGGAGTGCCGGAGGAGTGTTGTGGTGCTATATTACGGGGCAAAACATTATTGATGTTGTAGGCGTGTTTTGCAACCGGGAAGCAACGGAAAAAATCATTCACGAATACGGGAATTTTACGGATGAATATTCTGGGTTCGTTGTTCCGCTTGTATTCCAGATGCAGGATAGTATCTGCGCCGTATGTTTGGCAAAGGAGGGTGGTTAAATGGCAAACGGGCTTTTTACAAACACGGAACTTATTGATTCCCTGATCATTGATTTAAACGCTTTGCCGAAAGAATTGATTAACGGGCAATATATCCAGTTTTGTACTTTGGTATCACAAATGGGGCAAAAACTTGTTTCTCTAAAAAAAGGCGTTCCGGCTGATATTGAGAGTAAAAACAAGATTATTGAAGACTTGAAAGAACAGTTGCGGAATTGTGGAATAGAAGTTGTAACGATCCCTGTATCAGATTTAAAAAAGGACGGTGCGAACGATGGCAGTAATTGAAACATGGTTTAACCAGGATTTGCAAAAGCCCGTACAGGTACACTATCTTGACGGAAACCTGTTTAGCAACAACGGCAACGGAAACAGGATCGGGGTTATTGTTACCAATAACGGCGAAGCTGTCACATTGACCGGAACGGTATCCGGGTATGCGGTTCTTGCGGACGGGACAGAAGTACCCTGCACGGGTACACGTTCCGGTAATAAAGCCTCCATTCTCATTCCACCGGCGGCATACCTTCCCGGCGCAATTTTTGTTTCTGTATTCCTGACTGATGGAAACACGGTAACAACCCTGGCGGCGGTGTCCTCATCTGTACTTCGAGCCCGCACAGATAATCAGGTTGATCCCGGTTCTGTGGTTACTGATTGGACGCAGACCATTAATGCCGCAATGCAGGACGTGGTTGATGCCGCAGAAGGTCTTGAAGATATTGTTGCGACACCTTATGAGGAATTGACTTTTCCTGTACCGCTTGGCGCATACACAATTTATAACCATAATCTGTACCGCTGCACAACGCCTATTGCGACAAGCGAATCATTCACGGCGGCGCATTGGTCAGCCAAAACTAACTTTGGGCAGGAGCTTTCTGATTTAAATAGGGCTTTAAACGCCACAAGCAGTGAAATGGATGTCAGATTCACAGGAGCAATGTCAACTGTTCCCCTTTCTGCATTGGATGTATATGCAGACGGAAAATATATGCCCGGAAACGGAACGGCTGTTAATTCGAATGCACATCGTATATGTAGTATGAATACATATGGTGTGAAAAGTGTAAAAATTGCAACGGCTCAAACGGGTAACAGTATTGCTTGTGCCATATTAAAAAATGCAAGCGATACCGTTCTGGATTATTGGGAAATTGATGTATCTACAATTAACATTGACCTTCGTGATTATTCTGAAAACAATTATACACTATATATAAACTGGCTTAATGCAAATTCAACGCCGACCTCATACTATAACAGCATCGGTGTTTATTATGTGTCTGTGTCAGATACGGAAGATGTAAAAAAAGGCGTAGAAGCATATAAACAAGTAAACAGCGAAACAATAAGCGTAAATACAAACGATCTGACGGTTGTAGGAAACGGATATATCAATCCAGACGGGTCAATTGGGTCAGGTTCTGCACACAGATATTTTCGCATGAACGCAGAAGGTTTGCGATATATCAAATTTACAACAAAAACATCAGTCAACCTTCAGTTTATTGTTATCAAAGATTCAAACGACAATGTTATTTTTAATGCCGGTCTTGGAACTGTCGGAACGCATGAGTATGTATTCGATCCTTGCCCTACGGGAAGTGTTGCATACATTAACCAATTCAGCTATGCAACTGTTCCGAATGAATATGTAGACGAAATTTTTAACATCATCAATTATCCTTCCATTGCCAAACTATATAGTGATGAAATCATTGATCTGTTCAGTATAAACCTTGTTAACAAACCGTTTGTTTTCAGCGGGAAAAGTGCCGTGTTTTGCGGTGATAGTATCACAAGAGGTTATATCAACGGTTCATCTACTACAAATAACGGATTTCCGAAGTTGTTTTCTGACGCTGTTGGTATGACATTTACAAATGCAGGAGTTGGTGGAGCAACGCTATCCGTTGTAAGCGGATTGCCATCCATTCAGACACAGATAGAAAATGCAAGCAAAACATGCGATTACCTGTTTATCGCCGGAGGTGTAAACGATTGGCAGTTAGGCGTTGATCTTGATGACTTTGAGGATGCTGTCGAAACGATATGCACCTATGTCAACGCAAATTATCCTTCAACAACACAGGTGATCTGGATAACTCCCATCAATCAGGGGGGATATGAAACAACGCATACGGTCAATGCAGTTGCGGATTTGCAAGATTACCGGAATATTATCACAAGAATTGTCGAAATTAAAACAACCGGGAATATGTCGGTGCTTCAAGGGAATTTGTTCGGTTTCCCGTCAATAAACGGAAATTCTGATTTGAAAACATCCATGTTCGGTGATCTTCTTCATCCAACAGAACACGGGTATAAAATTTATGCTCAAGCATTAAGAACTTATTTGTGTTAAAGAAAGACTTTAAGTTAGATAGCAATGGCTAACAATGGTTATCAATACACACCGATATGGAAATGATAATGCGGTGGCGGAATAGGTAGACGCAGGAAGCAACGGTAAGCCGGAGAAAAAACCGGGGAATATATCGAATAGCATTTCTCCATGTGAGGTGCAAATCCTCACCCGCTTTGACTCAAAGAAAGACAATCTGGAGGTTAGCATGAAAGAACTTATACGGTTTATCAGAACACTATACCTTATCTGCATCAATAGCGAAAAACGTGAAATTGTGATTGATGCAGACACATTAAAACACGTGCTTGATGATCTGAAGAAGATTGACGTTCATTTAAAAGAGCAGGAAGCAGAATTGCTCCAACAAGAAGCAGAGCTTGATATCCTTCGAAGTATTTACAAGCAAGAAAGCCCAAACAAACAGTCGGTGAAGTTTGAATGAAAGGAAAGACTTTACATAAATGGGGGTGGAAGAAAATGATTCATCACTATATGTCACAGTACGAAGAAAATGGAGAAAAAAAGATTGTTTCATGGTTGCAGATAAATCTGTTTGGGCGGTGTTTCTGTTTCAGCAAGCGTGAAAAGGTTCTCCATTAAAGAAAGACTTTTAAATCAATTTAACAAGACTAACTGAAAGGAGATTTTAACATGGATGAACGGGTAAATATTGAAGTTTCCGGAGATGATCTTGATCTCATTTTGAAGTACATGAAATGCTGCGGAGCAGACACGGTTCAAGATGCGATTATGTCCGCTGTTGGCTTTGCCTATGCCTCATTTGATGACGGGATGTGACAGCGGGACATTCCGCAAGAATCAAAAGGGGAAGCCGGAAAAGGAATCCGGCTCCCCTATTTTTTATGGGGGTGATTAGATGCCTAAAGGATCGGAGCTGGCACGGGTGGGCTGTCCGTATCTTGGCGTGAAGTATTCTGAAATGGATTGCCAAAAGTTCATAGAGAAATGCCTGGAAGATATCGGCCTGCGGAAAGACCTTGCCGGAAGCAATGCATGGTATCGGTACATCATGAAAAACGGCTGGGTTGGAAGCCCGGAAGAATGCAAGGCTTTGTTTGGAACAATCCCGGATGGTGCTTTCCTGTTCATTCTGAAACATGACGGAAAGGAACCAGAGAAATACCGCCGGGACGGAATCGGCAACGCTTCACATATCGGGATTTATACCGGCCTATCCGGGCAGGAAATGGTTGATATTGCCATGCGTTCCGGTGATAACCGGGCGGTCAATTATAAATTTGGGGACGGGGCTATCAATTCCAGCAGTACGCATGGGGCGGTTTCTACAAGTAAATTCGCCGGGAAATCCATCAGCGGCGGTTGGAATCAGGTTGGCCTGTGGGATGCTATCAGCTATGGGGAACCAATAGACAGTATTATTCACGGCGGGGAACCTTCCCACGAACCAGAACCGGGAGGAAATACGATGATTGCGACAACGTATGCGGAAAACGGGAAGCCGATTAACCTCCGGATTAAACCGAACCGGTCAGCGGATTTGGTAGATCAGATTCCGGTTGGTCAACAGGTAGAAGTCACGGAAAAAGGATCGGAATGGTGTTTGTGTAAATGGAAGGGCAAAACCGGGTATGTAATGACGCAGTTCCTATTATTCGGGGAACCCGTTCCCGGTGAGGATACAGACCCAACACCCGCCCCGGAAGGGACGATACTTGTAAACCGGGAAGAACTTGAACGGGCTTATGACATAATCGGGAATCTGTTGGGTGTTAGGGGGTGAAGGAAATGGAACCGGGAATCATTATCAGCATCGGTGCCTTGCTTGTTTCGCTCGGTGGGCTGATCCTTTCCAGCCGGAAGGATACCCGCACGGATGCGGCGGCTAATGCCATTATCCAGACCAAACTGGATAGCCTGATAACCGGCGTGGACGATATCCGGGTGGAAATGCGCACGATGCGGGACACCATCGGGGATCACGGGGAACGGCTTGCACGGGTGGAAGCACGGGCGCAGAGTAATACACACAGGCTGGATGCTCTGGAAGGAAAGAAAGGAGAATGAAGATGTTTGATTGGAAATCTTGGCTCAATGCGGCTCTGATCCGGGCGGTTCGGACGTTTGCTGAATCTGCGCTTGCGTACATCGGAACCGGGGCGGTTGTCCTGGGGGATGTAAACTGGCTGGGCGTTCTTTCTGCCGGCGGTTTCGGTTTCGTTACGGCCATTCTGCTTGCGCTGGCAACCGGCCTGCCGGAAGCAAAACCTCCCGAAATCAAATAATACTCACACAGGTTTGCACGGGTGCAAGATTATTGATTAAAAACGTTGCACGGTGTGTTAACCTTCCAACGCAACGCATTTTCAACCGTTGGAATTACGTTGAAAAGACCGCCCCGGGGAAACCCGGGGTTTTCTTTATTTTTAGCCATTTTTCCGTCTTTTCAAAAAAAATTAGCTTTTTTTCTCAAAAAGGCTTTACAAACTATCCGCATAGTGCTATATTATAGATGTTCCCGGAAGGGACGATCAAAGAACGGAGGGCTAACACGATGAAGGCAAACATGAAAGAGATCCGGGAAGAGATCAAGAAACTGGTGATCAGCAAGGGAGTGGATAACATTCTGAATGCGGATTTGAATGAGATCCACAACCGCACGGGCGCAAGCTACTGCGCGATGCAGAACGCAATCAGCTACTTCCTGTACTCAAAGCAGACCGCGAAGTACAGGAACTGACACCGGCAGACGGGGCCTCCACCGGAGACCTCGTAGCCGATGCCAGGCATCGGAGAAAGGAAGGGCTAACAAGATGACCATGAAGGAACGGTTGAAGATTCACCGCCAGATCGAAGCGGAGAACGAACGCAAGATGAAGGAATGGAAGGAGGGCAAGGCGGCATGACGCAAGCATATAAGGAATATCGCAAAGATATGATGGTTCGCTACCCTTACGCAGTATCAAGGTTTTATGATGGAAAGTGGCGGTATTCGTCCAGAACAGACAGCCCCGCAAAGTATGTTGATTGGTACAAAAAAACCTATGGTCATGAACCGAAGGACACAAGAATCACGGATAGCAGTACACGCAAAGTTGTTTGGCAAGGCTGACCGACAAGCCGACCCGGGGCGGCTAATCCCCGGGAGAAAGAAGGGCTAACATGGCAATCATCATTAACGCAAACCGGGAAGGATACGGCACCGACCAGATCAGAAACACGATGACCGTTGGCGAACTGATTGACGCACTCAGCGATTTTGATGAAGATACCCCGGTTTATATCGGGAATGACCGGACATCATACGGCTGGTATACCTACGGCGGTATTACGATGCGGGATATCGAAGAAACTGACGGGGAGGACGAAGAAGATGACGAACGGTGAAATCATCCTGCGGGAATCGTTGGAACTGCTGAAGCAAGGGGTGCTGAAACCCACGGGGCGGG